GAATTGGTACGGAATATTAGAACCAGAGGAAAATGACGATGGCTATTAAAACAAATCCTTTAGATAGACAACCAGATAATCTGGACTTGGCTCGTCCAACTCAGTTTAGATTTTCTATACTTAAAATACCAAACACAGAATATTTTATCACAGAGGCAAATTTGCCAGGCATCGCCTTTTCTGGTGATGCAGTATTAAATAGTAGATTTACTGCAATCCCTATGATGGGAGATACTATAAACTATGAACCACTTGAGATATCATTTAATGTACAGGAAAATTTACACAACTGGAGAGAGATTCACGATTGGATGACAGGTATTGGATTTCCAGAAAGTACTAAACAATATTCAGATGCTATCACTGATGCTGGAACACTACGCAGTGGTGCAGATAAAGTATCTACACTAGCTAGTGACGCAACACTTATGATTATGACTAATAAAAATAATCCTATTGTGAGAATTACCTTTAAAAATGCATATCCTACATCTTTATCTGGAATGAACTTTGATACGAAAGACACAGATGCAACAGGATTAACTGCAACAATGACTATGAATTATGACTTTTACTCATTAGAAGTTTTGGGAACCAAAGTTTAAAAGTATTATAAATATCTCAGTGAACAGGGGGATTCGACTTAGACACCCTTAATTGGTTCTCTGAATTTGAGAGAAAATATAGAACAGTAAGTTCGTTGACCCTGTTCACACCTTATAAGATGGAAATATTATGACATTAGATGAATTGCAGGCATCCGCCGAAAAAGACTTGAAGATAGATAAAATAGAACTTGGAGATGAATCTCTGAGGGCTGCATCTCTTCACCAAAAATACCTAACTATTTACAACACATTTAGACAACTTGTTCTTATGAACGAGGGAAATTATCGTGTACTCTATCGAAAGAAGTGGGAGTACTACGGTGGTAAAGCTGATGCAACTGTATATCGTGACAACCCATTCGACCACAAAATTCTAAAAGCAGACTTACCTATCTATCTGGAATCTGATGAAGACCTCATCAAGGCAAAACAGAAGTTAGAGTATTATAAAATATGTCAAGACACTTGTGATCGTATTCTCAAACAAGTCGGCAATCGTAATTGGGAAATTAAGAATGCGATTGATTGGCGTAAGTTTGTGGATGGTGTCGTGTAAGTGACAAAAGTAACTAAGAAGAACGAAGTATACTTAGAAGTTGATACTGAAGCTTCCACCGCTCGTTCGTTATCAGAACATTTTACATTTGAAGTGCCGGGCGCAAAGTTTATGCCTGCATATAGAAACCGCATATGGGATGGAAAGATACGACTATATTCTCCACAGACAGGAGAACTATATCTTGGACTATTATCCTATCTACAAAAGTGGTTAGAAGATTGGGAAGAACCCTATGAAATTAGTGAGGAATTAACAGATGAAAAACAACTTGACAGAGAAATACTTAACGGATTTATCAATGGACTTAAACTCAAGTCTAGAGGAAAACCTATTGAACCTCGTGACTATCAAATTGATGCCGTGGATTTTGCTATTAGAAAACATCGTGCCTTGCTTCTTAGCCCTACTGCTTCTGGGAAATCGTTAATAATATACATTCTTGTACGTTATTATAAGTTGCTTTTGAAAGATAAAGAAACAGATAAGACTCTTATTCTTGTTCCTACTACATCTCTAGTAGAACAGATGTACTCAGACTTTGTTGATTATGGTTGGTCTGAGAACAACATGCAGAGAGTGTACAGTGGACACGATAGAGAAGTTACACATTCTGTTGTTATATCTACATGGCAATCTCTATACAAGATGCCCAAATCCTATTTCGATTCTTTTGGATTGGTTATCGGAGATGAAGCTCATTTATTTAAAGCAAAGTCCTTGACTTCTATTCTAACCAAACTAGATCAATGTAAGTATAGGTTTGGATTGACAGGTACACTAGATGGAATGCAAACACACAGACTAGTTCTAGAAGGGCTGTTTGGTTCACTAAATAAAGTTATATCTACTAAGAAACTGATTGATGCAAAGACACTCGCCGAATTCAAAATTAAATCCTTAGTCTTAACTTACTCTGAAGAAGAGTGTAAGACTGTCAAAGGAATGAGTTATCAAGATGAAATGGATTACATCGTAACACATAAGATACGAAATAAATTCATAAAAGACTTGACACTCAACCTAAAGGGTAATACACTAGTACTGTTCCAGTATGTAGAGAAGCATGGTAATGTTCTTCATCAGATGATATCAGAAGAAGCTGCAGACAGAAAAGTATTCTACGTCTATGGTGGTACAGATACTAAGACAAGGGAGGATATTCGTGCTATTACTGAAAAAGAAAAGAGTGCGATCATTGTTGCGTCTTATGGTACTTTTTCTACTGGTATTAATATCCGTAACCTTCACAACATCGTGTTCTCAAGTCCTAGCAAGTCTAGAGTCCGTACCTTGCAGAGTATTGGCCGAGGATTGCGTAAGAGTGAAAGTAAAGATACCGCCACCCTCTACGATATTGCAGACGACTTTACCCACAAGTCAAAAAGAAACTTTACCATAAATCACTTTCAAGAACGCATAAATATATACGCAGAGGAAGAGTTTGATTACGAAATTACAAGGATAAGAATAAAATGATTGATGAAAACATTATTCTGAAGTTATCAAGTGGTGAAGAAATTGTATGTAGATTGGTAGGAGATGAACATCCAAGGACATTTGAAATAACAAATCCTTTGATGGTAAGTGCCGTACCAAAGTTAACAAGAGAGGGTATTGAAGAATCAATCTCTCTGAGAAGATGGATACACTTTGCAGATGAAGAAGTGTTTAGTGTTAATAAGAGTAGTGTGATTGTTAAAGCAGATGCATCAGTTGGACTATCTAAGTTCTATGAAGCTTGTGTTCTAAGAATGTTATCTGAAGAAGAAGACAGTTGGAATGGTTGGAGAGAACCTACTGAAGATGAATTAGAAGAGATTGAGTTTGAAGAAGCTCTAGAGACATATTCAAACATATCTAAAACTATACATTAGATCTAATCATTTCTAAAGGGTACATACCCATTATACAACCGTGTCAAGAGGTTGTCAACAGTTTTTGGTAAATAAACTTAAATTAATTTATCTCTTGACATTCGGTGTGAGTAATGTATAATATATGGATAGTTGTAAATTATATACAACAAATATGTGGAGTTATAATAAAAGATAATGGCTAAAAAACAAAAGGGTGTTCACTACGTCAACAATGCAGACTTTCTTGCCGCTATGTCAGAGTGGAAAGAAAAGTGCAAGGACGCAGAGGAATTGGGTGACCCACAACCACCTGTTACAAACTATATTGGTGAATGCTTTCTCAAGATTGCAAATCACTTATCGTATCGACCAAATTTCATTAACTATACTTATAGAGATGAGATGATTTCTGATGGTATTGAAAACTGTCTACAGTATTGTGGCAACTTCAACCCAGAGAAATCAAAGAATCCTTTTGCGTACTTTACTCAAATCATCTATTATGCATTCCTTCGTAGGATTGCTAAAGAGAAGAAACAGCAACACGTTAAACATCAAATCATTTCTAATATGAATGTTGACTTGATGATGGATGGTGATGATGCTGCAACTGGTTATGTAGACTATCTACAGAAGAACTTCTTACCAGCTGAAGCAGTGTACAAACCTAAAAAGAAGGTTAAGAAAGAACCTAAAGGACTTGAAAAATTTTATGATGAACAAGGTGACGAGATAAATGAAGATAGCGCTAATAACTGATACGCACTTCGGCGCAAGAAATGATAACCTAGCATTCAACGATTACTTTTATAAGTTTTGGGAAGAGGTATATTTCCCATACATAGAAGCTAATGGTATTGATACGGTTATTCACTTAGGTGATGTTATGGACAGACGCAAGTTTGTTTCCTATAAGATTGCTAAAGACTTTCGTGAGAGGTTTTTACAGAAGTTTGTAGACTTAGGTGTTACTGTCCATATGATGGTAGGTAATCACGATACATTCTATAAGAACACAAATGAAGTGAACTCACTAGATGAGTTGATTAATGGTAAGTTCCCAAACATCCATACATATCCAGCAACAACTACAGTGGAATTTGACGGTACACCTATTTGTTTTATTCCTTGGATTTGTCCAGAGAACCATGCAGAGACTATGCAACATATTCAAGAAACCAAGGCACAGGTTGCAATGGGACACTTGGAGATTAATGGTTTCGAAATGCACGCTGGGGTAAAATCTGAAAATGGATATGATAAAGGATTCTTAAAGAAATTCGATACAGTATTCAGTGGACACTTCCATAAGAAGTCTGATGATGGACAGGTATACTATCTTGGTACTACCTATCAAATGACTTGGGCTGATAATAACTGTCCCAAAGGTTTCCATATATTTGACACAGACACCAGAGAACTAGAGCGCATTGTAAATCCATACAGTATATTTGAAAAGGTATACTATGACGATTCAGTGAAGGATTTTTCTGACTTTAACGTATTGACATTAAAGGACAAGTATGTTAGAATAGTCGTTGTTAATAAAAAAGATATCTATCAGTTCGATAGGTTTGTTGACAAAGTGTTGTCTGAATCAGGCGCCCATGAGGTGAAGATTGTAGAGGACTTTAGTGAATTAGATGCATCTAATGTATCTGATGAGATTGTTGAAAATGCAGAAGATACCATGACGGTGTTGGAGCGATATATTGATGAATTGGATGTAGAGTTAGATAAAAACAGACTAACCTCTATGATGAAATCGTTATACTTAGAAGCGAGTGACTTAGAACTTTGATTACATTTAAATTTGTGCGGTGGAAAAACTTCCTGTCTACAGGGAATAATTTTACAGAGATACAGTTGGACAGAAGTTCATCTACTTTGATTATTGGAGAGAATGGTGCTGGAAAGTCCACCATCCTTGATGCATTATGCTTTGGTTTGTTCAACAAGCCATTCAGAAACATATCCAAGAAACAATTGGTGAACACTGTAAATAACGGTGGGTCTGTGGTTGAGGTCGAGTTTAACGTGGGCGGTAAGGACGTTAAGGTTATTCGTGGTATCAAACCTAATAAGTTTGAAGTATATGTTAACGGTAGCATGATTAATCAAGATGCAAACGCTCGTGACTATCAGAAGTATCTAGAACAACAAATTATGGGACTAAACTATCGTTCCTTTACACAAGTTGTTATTCTAGGTTCTTCTACTTTCGTACCATTCATGCAACTTACTACTAAGGCACGCCGTGAGGTTGTTGAGGATATCCTAGACATTAAGATTTTCTCTTTGATGAACTTCCTGTTAAAGAATCAAACAAAAGAACTAAATGAGAATATACGGAATACTGAGGCGCAATTTGATTTAACAAAAGAGAAGGCGTCTTTACAACAAAGATTTATAGAAGATGTTATTGAAAACAAATCTTCAATCATTGAAGAGAGTAAGTCTAAGATATCTGGAAATGAGAAATCAATCCAAACTAAAGAAGAGTCTATTGTATTATTAGATAAGGCAAAGGTATCTCTGTCATATGATAGTGAACAGAAGATAAAGTTAGAAGAAAAGATTCGCAAACTAAGTAGAAGTGAATCAGCCCTACAGAATAAAAGAGGTGAATATGAAAGGCAAATCAACTTTTTCGAGGAGAACGCAGAATGTCCGACATGCGAGCAGGACATTACGGATGCTACAAAGCAGACGCAGATTGCAACTCGTAACACCAAAGTCGGAGAACTCAACAGAGCAATCTCAGACGCCAAACGAATGGAACGAGAAGAACAAGAACGACTAGAAACTATTAGAGAGAATCTAGAAGCATTTAGAAAACATGATGTTGAGATTGCAAAGACTCGTTCTTCTATAAGTGAGTTGGAAAAGTTCAATGTAAAGTTACAGAAAGATATCGAAACCTATACACAGGGTTCTGTGTCTGATGATGATAAAGTAAAACTTGCAGAACTAAAAGGCCAGATTAAACTAATCGAAGAACAGAAGTCTAAGTTAAATGAAGACAAGTTCTATGTTGATGTTGCTCGTAATCTATTACAAGATAGTGGTATCAAAACAAAGATTGTAAAACAGTACCTACCTATTATGAACAAGTTAGTTAATACATACCTTTCCTCTATGGATTTTTATGTACAGTTTAACTTGGACGAAAACTTTAATGAGACAATCAAGTCACGCTTTCGTGACGAATTCTCCTATGCATCATTCTCTGAAGGTGAGAAGATGCGTATCGACCTTGCACTTCTATTTACATGGAGAGCAATTGCAAAGATGAAGAACTCTACTAATACCAATCTACTAATCCTTGATGAAATCTTTGATTCTTCTTTGGATGGTTCTGGTACAGATGACTTCCTCAAAATCCTAGATACGTTCTCAGACCAGAACGTGTTCGTTATTTCCCACAAACAAGATATGCTATTTGACAAGTTCAGAAGTATTGTACAGTTCAAGAAAGAGAAGAACTTTAGTCACTTAGTTACATAAGAGTATATTCTATGAAAAAAGCATGGCGACTATGGGCTAAAGCTATAGGTGAAAAAGAGGGAACGAATGATTGTGAAGCTGACAAGATTGCTATGATAAGAACAATCATTGTAGTCGTTAACTTCATAACTTGTTTTGTTATTATTGCCGGAAACATAAAAAACTGGTAAAAACCTCTTGACATTTGTTCTGAGAACAGGTATACTGTATAGGTAATGATGAGAAACCAACCTAAACAGTGTGAAAAAAAGTCAAAAAAGTTTTAAAAACATCTTGACTTTGTTGTGAAAACAAGGTATACTGTATAGGTAAGATTGAAAAACAACACTCTAGGAGAGATATATAATGGCACATGAACTTGAAATGATTGACGGAAAAGCGCAAATGGCGTATGTTGGGGAACTTCCTTGGCATGGACTAGGTACAAAGGTAGAGTATGAACTCTCACCAGACCAGTTCCAAAAGGTTGCTGGACTTGATTGGACAGTAGAGAAACAACCACTTGTTACTGCAACAGGTGTTCCTATCAAAAACAAAGAGGCGCTTGTTCGTACCTCAGACAACACTGTATTAGATGTTGTTGGTAAGGGTTGGAATCCAGTACAGAACTCAGAAGCATTCGAATTCTTCCAAGAATACTGCATGTCTGGTGACATGGAAATGCACACTGCTGGTTCATTGAAAGATGGACAAATGGTATGGGCTCTTGCAAAGACTAAAGAGTCTTTTGAGTTGTTTAACGGTGACGTTACTGACAACTACTTCTTGTTCACTAATCCACATCAGTTTGGTAAGGCGATTAACATTCGTATGACTCCAATCCGTGTGGTATGTAACAATACTCTAACACTGTCTCTATCACAGAATGCAGATAGAATGGTTACGGTAAATCACCGTAAGGCATTTGACCCTGCTGAAGTAAAAGAACAGATGGGTATTGCTCGTGAAAAGATGGAACAATACAAATCAATGGCTCAATTCCTTGGTGGTAAAAGATATACACCAGAGAATGTTATCCAGTACTTCAATGAAGTATTCGGTTCGCCTGCGAAGGAAAAAGTGGATGGTGCAATGCCGTTTACTTCTCGTAACTCAAAACTTGCTTTTGAGAACTTGGATGTACAACCTGGCGCTGAGTTTGCTCAGGGTTCATGGTGGACTGCATTCAACTCTGTCACTAACATGACAGACCACTTACAGGGACGTTCTAACGATGGTAGATTACAATCTGCTTGGTACGGACGTAACCGTAAAGTGAAACTCAACGCTTTAGATAAAGCACTTGAGTATGCCGATGCGGCATAAAAAAGATTGGTGGGGGGTTGAAAAATCCCCTGCTAATCCTTATATATAGTAGTGATATGCCGATAATCGGGTATCACATATTTACTTGCTTTAAATAGGAGAAATCAAATGGCATTTAATTACGCAGCACTAGATCCAACAAGGATCAACACCTACTCTATCGGTTTCGATAGAATGTTCGATAGTCTAACCTCAGCGTCTGGCTATACACAACAAACCAACTATCCCCCATACAATATCATCAAGAAGTCTGATACAGAGTTTCTTATTGAAGTAGCAATTGCTGGCTTCTCTAAAGATGATGTCGAAGTTCGTATGGCAGAAAATAGATTGAACATCAGTTCGATTGATTTGAAAAACTCAGAAATGGATAATACAGAATATCTACATAAAGGTATTTCTGCTCGTTCATTTAAACGTGCATTCACGTTGTCTGATGATGTTGTTGTGAAAGAAGCGAACATGGAAAATGGCATTTTGTCTATTGCAATGGAACGAGTTATCCCAGAGGATAAGAAACCTCGTACTATTAAAATTAAATAATGTTATAAAGTGCTGGGCGCCTCTTGACAGAGGTGCCCTTTTATGTTACTATATGTAATACTAATAAAACTATAGGATGCGAATGTGAAAGAAATCGACTACAAATATTCAGAAGATGTTATTCTGAAACAACTCAAAGAGTACATAGACAAAACCTATGATGCTCACTATTCCCACAACAAGTTTCAAGCCACAGAATTCATTATGGACTCTGGACATGGCGAAGGTTTTTGTATCGGCAATATACTCAAGTATAGTCAACGGTACGGAAAAAAAGACGGTAAGAACAGAAATGACTTGCTAAAAGTGATCCATTATGGTATAATGGCTCTACATAATCACGACACAATGGAGAAATAAATTATGATGCAATTAAGCGGCGACACACGAGACGTTCTCAAGAACTTCTCAACCATTAACCAAAACCTTATGGTAAAATCTGGTAACACGATTAATACCATGTCTGCAATGAAGAACATTGTAGCAAAGGCAACAATCCCAGATACTTTTAGTAATGAGTTTGCAATCTATGACTTGAATGAATTCTTGTCTGCACTTTCCTTATTCAAAAGTCCATCACTAGACTTTGCAGATAAGTCTGTAAAATTGAATGAAGAGGGTGGTGGTAGTTCTTTGAATTACTTCTTTAGTGACCCATCTGTTGTTACAACACCAAAGACTGAAATCACAATGCCATCTGTTGATGTAGAATTTACATTTACACAAAATGCATTCATTGATATTCAGAAGGCGTCTGCTGTACTTGGTGTTCCTGATGTAGTGCTAAAAGGTACTGCTGGTGGTGATATCAATCTTACTGTTACTGACCGTAAGAATGAAACATCTAATGACTTTGCAATCAAGGTTGGTGATAATGCTCCTAGTGACTTCACATACTACTTTAAAGTAGAAAACCTTAAACTTCTTTCTGGCGATTATAAGGTAGAAGTATCTTCAAAAGGCATTTCGCATTTTACTAATGTGACAAAACCAATTGAATACTTTATTGCTTTGGAAGCATCCTAAACCAGAAGGAAATTATATAATGAATGATGTGATGTTATGGGTGGAGAAATACCGCCCAAGTACAATCAGTGAGTGTGTTCTTACTGATGAATTGAAAACCACCTTTCAACAGTTTGTAGATGATGGACATATCCCTAATCTCTTACTGTCTGGTGGGGCTGGTGTTGGTAAGACAACTGTTGCAAAAGCAATGCTTGACGAAATCGGTGCCACATATATGTTAATCAACGGTTCAGAAGAATCGGGTATTGATGTACTGCGAAACAAGATTAAGAACTTTGCAAGTACTGTCTCTATGGATGGTAATCGTAAGTTTGTAATTCTTGATGAGGCAGACTATCTCAATCCACAATCTACACAACCAGCGTTGCGTGGGTTTATTGAGGAGTTCCACAAGAACTGTGGGTTCATTCTTACCTGTAACTTTAAGAACAGGATTATCGAACCTTTGCACAGTCGGTGTTCTGGTGTGGTATTTAAGATACCTAATACAGACAAACCAAAACTTGCTGGTGAATTCTACAAACGTGTACAGGATATCCTTGCACAAGAGAATGTACAATACCAGCCTAAAGTTGTACAAGAACTGGTAATGAAACACTTCCCAGATTGGCGTAGGGTTTTAAACGAACTGCAAAGATACTCTGCTTCTGGTATGATTGACACTGGAATACTTGTCAATATCTCAGAATCAAATATGAAGGACTTGATTGTCCATCTCAAGGCGAAAGACTTTAAAGGTATTCGTTCTTGGATTGCAAACAATCTAGACAATGACCCTTCACAACTGTATCGTAAAATTTATGATACATTGTATGATAATATACAATCTAGTACCATTCCACACATGGTAATGGCTGTTGCAGATTATCAATACAAATCGGCATTTGTTGCAGACCAAGAAATAAACATGCAAGCGTTTATGATTGAGGTTATGTCACAGGTGCAGTTCAAATGAGTTATGAATTAAAACATTATCTTAACTCAATAAACAACACTAAGGAAAATCTGATGGATTCAGATGATCCTATGTGGGAAAAGAAGTATCCATCATATGTTGTAAACAGATGTTTGGGTGCATTCAATGACACCATTATGTTCGTTAATGAAATGAATATGCGTCACCACCTTGACGCAAAGCTTCAATACGATTTTTTACTAAATACTATTAGATCTAAGAAACGCTTCGCCCCTTGGGTAAAAGCTGAAAAGTTAGATGACTTAGAGTATGTTAAAGAGTATTACGGCTACGGTAATGAAAAAGCGAAGGTTGCTCTTTCGGTACTTAATAATGAACAGATAAAGGCTATCAAAGATAGTTTGAATAAAGGTGGAAGAAATGGAAGAAATTGAATGGCAACCCGAAAGGATGCTAGAAGTAAAACTAAAGGAACCTGATGACTTCTTAAAGGTTCGTGAGACACTATCAAGAATTGGTGTCGCTTCTCGTAAAGAGAGGAAACTGTACCAATCATGTCATATCCTACATAAACAAGGTAGGTATTACATTGTACATTTCAAAGAGTTGTTTGCCCTTGATGGTAAGGAAACAAACATCAATGAGAATGATATATCTCGTAGGAACTCAATCGCAGTTCTTTTGAGTGATTGGGGCTTAATTGAAATTCTAGGTGAAACTGAACCTAGAGCACCCTTATCCCAAATCAAAGTAATTTCCTTTAAGGAAAAGAATGAGTGGGATTTGGAAACAAAATATAACATTGGAAAAAAGCGAGAACTATAAAATGAGTACAGATATTCTGAAAGCAGTAAAACAGCACGCTGAAGCTAAGATTGCAATGCATCAAGTTAACGTGATGGTTTACTTAAAGAATCCTGCTGGTATCGGGGAACACTCAGATATCACAGAAACAGTCGAGAAAGAACTAAAGCAAATGGCCCACTATCAAGATGTCCACGACATGATTGATAAGTATTTCCCAGAAGCACCAGAGGATCAAATGCCACTTTTCTCTTGACATTCGCCCTTAAATCGTATATAATGAATCTAATTGATAAGGAAAAATATGTCAGACTTCTATACACACGTTGCCCAATGGGGCAACCAACTGCTCGTTCGTGCTGTAAAGAATGGTGTCCGTACTAACTTCAAAGTAAAGTACGAACCTACTCTTTTCGTTCCTGTCCAGAAAGAAACTGGTTGGAAAACCTTGGATGACAAAAACGTCAATCCAATGAAGTTCCTTTCTATTAAGGAAGCAAAAGCATTTATCGAACAGTATCAGTCCCAGCCTCATCTTGTGTATGGAATGAACCAATTCCCATATACATATATTTCAGATAGATATCCAAAACAAATTCAGTTTGATTCAAAACAACTGAAGATTGTCACGATAGATATTGAGGTGGAGTGTGAGAATGGATTCCCTCATGCTGATCAGGCGATAGAACCTATGCTTTCTATCACCGTCAAAGACCACAATGCAGGCAAGTTTATTGTATGGGGTATGCGTCCCTATAAAAACAGTAGAGATGATGTAGAATATATTCATTGT